TGGAGTTACTTGGGGATCTGGTGGTGGATCTGGAACTTTTGATACTGGTATTACAACATCAATTTATATTTCTGTAAGTGCTGGAGTTGCTACAGGAATTGGAACAACGGCATCACAAATTATAGCATCTCAAATTTCTAGAAACAATGATATTTTTATAGGTCCTGGAATTGCATATAGTTTTCCATCAACTGCAGGATATGAGTATATAATTGAATCTCTTCATATTACAAACAAATCAGGAAATAATCTATACATTTCTGGAAGGCAAGATTTTAATGGCGGACAAAATGTTCCCATTGCAAATCGTATTCCTATTCCTTATCAAGGTGCTCTTGAACTTTTAGAACAACCAAGAGTTGCAAATCCTTCAGATATTCTTCGTTTGCAAGCATTAACTGGTATTGGGACCGATGCATCAGGAATGGATGGTGGTCTTGATGCATTTATAACAATTTCAAGAAAAACGGATACTAATTATATTGGTATTGGAGAAACGATTATATCAACAGACCAAGAAATTTTTACAGCATCAACAGCGGCAGCAGTCATTCAATCTATCAGCCTATCAAACTATAATATGAACATTGATGCTGATGTTACTGTTTCAGTTTTCCGTGGAGGAACTGTAGGTGGTATTAGTACAACTGGTGTAAGACTTGGATATCTTGCATATAACGTAACAATACCTAAAAATAGTGTTATTGAAATTTGCCAAAAACCAAAACAACTTGTAAAAGGAGACTCAATACTTGTTTCCACAACTCCTAATAATTCTGTAGGTATCGTTCTTGCAGGTAAATATATAATCTGATAGAATTAATCTTATTTGAAAAATCTTATGTTTAATATTAAATGTCGGAGTATTTTTCCGACTGATTTATATTTCGTTGATATTTACAATCAAAAAGAAAACGAAAGTTATAAAACAGAACTTCTAAGACTGTCTAAAACAGAACCAGGAAATGTTGTAAGTAATCGCAACGGATGGCAGAGTGATATTACACTCTGGCAAAACGAAACTTTTAAACCTCTCTTAGAAAAATCTTCAACTATTGTTCAATCAATTATTTCAGACCTTTCTCCAAACAAACCGGAGTTTGTGATTCGTTCTATGTGGGGAAACATTAATCCTAAAGGTGGATTTAACTTTACTCACGTTCATCCGACTGGTTGGATGAGTGCTGTTTATTATGTTTCTATTCCTCAAGGATGCCCTGGAATTACTTTTGAAGATCCAAGACCCGCAAAACTAATGGATTTTCAAAGTAGTTGTTTAGTTGATAATAACTATCATAATCATCAACCTCAAGTTGGACAGTTAGTTCTGTTTCCTTCTTGGTTGCCTCATCTTGTAAATCCAAATCCAACAGATGAGAATAGAATTTCAATTTCATTCAATATAGAGTTACTGGTATGACTTCAGTTTTAATTGCGATGCCTTGTTATGGTGGAATGGTAAGTGATAAGACTGCAAAAGGTCTTTTCAATCTTGGAAAAGGACTGCTCAAGAACGGAATTGATCACGGACTTCTCACGATGGCGAACGAAAGTTTGGTGACAAAAGCACGTTCTAGAATTGCTAACTTTTATATGAATAACACAGAATATGAGAAGATTTTGTTTATTGATGCAGATGTTGGATTTTCTGCAGAAGATGCAACCAAACTCATTACAGCAGATAAAGATATTGTCTGTGGTGCATATCCGATGAAAGGAATTCCACTAAGATATAATTACAATATTACCTCACCACCAATCGCAGAAGAAGGACTGGTTCAGATTGAAAATATTGGTTTTGGATTTTGTTGCATTAAAAGAAAAGTATTTCAAGACATTCAAAATCAGTATGGTGAGGAATTAAAGTACTATCCAGCACTAAATAACTCTAGTTATCCTCCAACAGAACAAGAATATCATAACTCATATCATTATTTTCTTGAGATGAAAAAAGATATGTGTTTTCTACCAGAAGACTTCTCTTTCTTTGAAAGAGCAAAAAGTGTAGGATACAGATCTTGGTTAGATACAAGTATTCGCCTTTGTCACGTTGGATCTCACGTTTACCAAGAAGAGTAAGTAAATGGCAATAGGAGTATTCGGTCTTAAAAAAGTTTATAAGAAACAAGTCCAAAATATTGATGAAGGACTTTCTCTGAATATTCCTGGACTACTTTATGGTTATTATGCTGGTGCTGGTAATGGAAATACTTCTCCTCCTTTCTTTTCCACCATAGACCGTCTAGATTTCTCAACAGAAACCGTAACAACACCAACACCCAAGTTATCCACAGCAAAAGGTGAAGCATCAGGAGTTTCAAATAATTCTTATGGTTATTTTGGTGGTGGTTATCATCCCACACCATCCATATTTTCTACTATAGAACGTTTAGATTTCTCAACAGAAACAGTATCAGTTCCAACGTTTAAGTTATCCGTGGGAAGAGGAAACCTAGGATCAACATCAAGTGGTTCTTATGGTTACTTTGGTGGTGGTGGCGATAGTTTCTTTACTGTTGTCTCAACTATAGACCGTTTAGATTTTTCTACAGAAACAGTATCAGTACCAACACCTAAGTTATCTATAGCAAGAAGAAATTTAAAAGCAACCTCAAGTAATTCTTATGGTTACTTTGGTGGCGGGTCTTGGCCCAGCAGTCCCACTAGTCTTATACTTTACTCTACTATAGACCGTTTAGATTTCTTAACAGAAACAGTATCAGTACCAACACCTAAGTTATCTTCAGAGAAGAGTTCTACAGGAACAACATCAAGTGATTTTTATGGTTACTTTGCTGGTGGTTTTGGTCCTCCTAATGCAGCTACTGTTGATGTTTCCACAATAGATCGTCTAGATTTCTCAACAGAAACAGTATCAGTACCAACACCTAAATTATCTTCGGCAAGAGGAAATATAGGAGCAGTATCAAGTAGTTCTTATGGTTATTTTGGTGGTGGTAGTACTCCCCTTTCGGCTACTTCCACCATAGACCGTTTAGATTTTTCTACCGAAACAACATCAGTACCAACACCTAAATTATCTTCGGCAAGAGAAGGTTTAGCGGATGCTCAAATCAACCGACAACAAATCTTTAAAGGTTTTCCTAAGTACACTAACTGGCCAGAGAGTGCTACTACTGGTTACTTTGCTGGTATTACTGCTCCAGATCTAGCAGCACAAACTTCAAACGCAGAACGTTTAGATTTCTCTACAGAAACTACAGCACTTCTTTCTCAAAAACTTTCTTTACAAAAAAATTCTTTAGCAGCAGTCTCAAGTAATTCTTATGGTTACTTTGGTGGTGGTTATGATTGGACACCAGGACCAACAAAAACAACTATTTCTACTATAGAACGCATAGATTTCAGCACAGATGCGCTAACATCACTAACATCAAAGTTATCTCAAGCAAGAGGAGAATTTGCAGCAGTCTCAAGTAGTTCTTATGGTTACTTTGGTGGTGGTGCCCCTGGTCCGTTACAATTTTCTACTGTCATAAATCGTTTAGACTTTTCTACAGAAACAGTATCAACACCAACGCCAAAGTTATCACAAGCAAGAAGTGATTTAGCAGCAGCTTCAAATAGTTTTTATGGTTATTTTGGTGGCGGCACCGTGCCCCCCAGCGTGTCGTCTCCTTTTAATGTCATTAGCTCCATAGATCGTTTAGAATTTTCAACTGAAACAGTATCAGCACCACCACTTAAGTTATCTGCAGCTGTTGAAGGATTAGCAGCAGTCTCAAATAGTTCCTATGGATATTTTACTGCTCAACAATCTTCACTTGATCGCTTAGATTTTTCTACAGAAACGATATTATTACAAACACCTATCTCTTTTTCAGGTAGAACTTATAGAGCATCAGCCTCAAGTAATTCTTATGGATACTTTACTCGTGGTGAGCCTAGTCCTTCCTCTTCTTCCATAGATCGTTTAGATTTTACTACAGAAACTTTTTCAGTACCAACATCTAATTTCTCTCAAGCAAGAAGTTACTCAGCAGGACTCTCAGGAGGCATCGGAACCCGCAGAGTTGGTTCTGCGACTTATGGTTATTGGGGTGGTGGTAGTGGTCCTTTTGTCAGCACCATTGACCGTTTAGATTTCTCAACAGAAACCGTAACAGTACCAACACCTAAGTTATCTCAGGCAAGAGGTCGATTAGCAGCAACCTCAAGTAGTTCTTATGGTTACTTTGGTGGTGGTACTCCTACTACTGTCTGCACCATAGACCGTCTAGATTTCTCCACAGAAACAGTATCAGTACCAACACCTAAGTTATCTCAAGCAAGAGGTGGTTTAGCAGCAGCCTCAAGCAGTTCTTATGGTTACTTTGGTGGTGGTTATGCTGGTGCTGCTTTCTGTACCATAGACCGTTTAGATTTCTCCACAGAAACCGTATCAGTACCAACTCCTAAGTTATCTCAAGCTAGAAATTTCATATCAGCAACCTCAAGTAGTTCTTATGGTTCTTATGGTTACTTTGGTGGTGGTTATGCTCCTCCTGTTGTTTCTACCATAGACCGTTTAGATTTCTCTACAGAAACCGTATCAGTACCAACATCTAAGTTATCTCAAGCAAGAGGTGATTTAGCAGCAACCTCAAGTAGTTCTTATGGTTACTTTGGTGGTGGTTATTTTCCCGGTGCTCCCCCTTATGTCTGCACCATAAACCGTCTAGATTTCTCCACAGAAACCGTAACGACACCAACACCTAAGTTATCTCAAGCAAGAAGTGGTTTAGCAGCAGCCTCAAGCAGTTCTTATGGTTACTTTGGTGGTGGTTATGCTGGTGCTGCTTTCCGTACCATAGACCGTCTAGATTTCTCCACAGAAACAGTATCAGTACCAACACCTAAGTTATCTCAAGCTAGATATTCTTTAGCAGCACTCTCAAACTCAAACTAAATAAGGTAACTACATCATTCTTTATGAAATCTGGAGCAACTGAGAGTTGTTTTTATTATCTGGCGCAACATTATAAGTTTCCCGAAAATGTTGATGTAAGAAGAACAACACACGAAATCATACACTCAAATAAGCAATATAAGATTATCTGGGCACACGACAACTGTGACCAAGCAGGACACGCAACACTTCCTCAACACATAGATAAGATTGATAAAATTGTCTGCGTATCTAATTGGGAACGAGAGCAATACATCAAGTACAACCGAGCACCAGCAGAAAAACTGACGGTAATTCCAAATGGTGTGGATGATATGTTTCGTCCATCAGAAAAACCTAAATCAAAAACCTGCATTTTCTTTTCTGCACCACATAAAGGTATCGTACCACTAGTTCCAATCTGGAAAGAGGTCATCAAACATCATCCAGATGCAAAACTCAAAGTCTTCTCTTCTATGTCTCTTTATGGTGATATTCAACCTGGAGAAGGTGAAAATGAGACTATCACGACTGATAAAGGTCTAGAACCATCACCATTTATTCCAGTTTATAAAGAACTTCAAGAACTTCCAGGTGTAGAGTATTCTCCTTGTATTGACCGTGAAGAATTACTACCACATATTCAAGATGCGGCATTTTATATTCATCCAAATGTCTGGGAAGAAACTTTTTGTGTCTCTCTTGCAGAGGCGATGAGTTGTGGTTGTTTTCCCATCACGACTGATATGGGAGCACTTCCAGAAACCTCATTTGGAAGAGGTAAGTATATTCCAATGTCGGGAAAGAATACTTCAAGAGGTTGGATACCTGATGATACTTTTCATCAGAACTTTGCAGAAGAAGTCATCAGAGCACTTCATTTCTTTGATAAAGAACCAGAAACTTTTTGTAATGCAACAAATGAATTATCAATAATTGCTAGAAATAATTATAACTGGCAATCTGTTGCCAGAGAATGGAGTAATCTAATTGAGGTTGTAACTAAGAGGGCAGTCTTCGTTGATGATGATTTTATTTTCAATGAAGTTTATAATAAAAATGAATACAATATTCAGTCATTTTCTGAGAGCGATATTGTGATTGATATTGGGGCACATAAAGGTTATTTTGCTAAACTTTGTATGGATAATGGATGCAAAACCATTCATTGTTTTGAACCAGAACCTAAAAACTTTGAGTCATTAGTAAATAATTTGAAAGATTATAAACATTTTCAAGCGTATAATCTTGCTGTTTCTGATAAAAAGGGAGAAAAAGATTTTGTAGTTGCTCCTGGATGTAACACTGGATTGCATTCTTTTTATTCACGAAATGGAGTGCCAATTAAGGTAAAAACTATTGGACTTGATGATATTCTCAATAATTTTCCTAAAGTTTCATTATTGAAAATAGACACGGAAGGTGCAGAATATGAAATAATATTAAATTCAACATCAATCAATAAAGTAAAAAAAATTGTCGGTGAATATCATAATGGCATAACTCCATATCTTTTTGAAGATTTAAAAAAATATCTTGAAGGAAAAAACTTTGTTGTAAAAATTATAAATGAAAATAATGGAATATTTGTTGCCGACAATATCAATCATAAATAAAACTAACTGAACTGAAGTTCTTTTCATTCGACGGGGTATTATGTCTGAGACTTATAAGGATATTGCACTTGCTAAAGCAGATGATGTTTTAGATGATGGCAATGAATTTATGTTTAAAGTTTATAATGAATGTATGAAGTGGGAAGAGAGCGAAAAACAGCTTTCTGGCAGTCGCTCCAATTTCCAGATTGAAAAATTCATCATTCATGACAACTTTACTGTTCCATCTGCATTCAAATCGGCATTAATTAATCGTAGATCTGTTGCAGAAAATCTTTTACAAGGTATTCAAGAAGCAAAAAGAGCAGCTAGAGAATTTCATTTTAAGTGGGATGGAAAAGATAAGTCTCAACCAATTTGGTGGAAAAATGGAAGAGGTGGTGAAGAACTTTGCTGGTATGATCTTGATGAGTTCAATTTTCATCGCCTCATTCACGGATTAAATCAGGGTTTCCAAGCAGCAGTTGATGAACTTGAATTTTTTGATAAACTGATTGATCGATTGATTGAAATGAATGGCAATCAACTGGTTACAAAAGAACAGTATGATGAAGATCAACCTGTTTATTGGGAACGTCGTCTTGCTAATCAGTCTCTTGATGATCTTCTGCAAGCAAAGACTGGTGTAAATGCAGGTAACATTCGTTCGATGAGAAGAGCAAGTGCTCCAACTGTTCTTCCTGATGATGTCAATAGAACGAAAGGAACCTTTGGCGATCCCAGCAATCCTATGGCATTCTTGAATGCACTTCAAGAGCACGTAGCAAAAGGTATTGAAGAGATTAGTGGAATGGTAAATGTACTTGAAGGAAGACAAGAAGAACCTCAAAAAATGCTTGATCCTTCGACAGGAACTGAAGGTGTTTCATTATTCAACGAACAACTCAAACAACCAGAGCAGGCATAAGAACAAATGCAAGGAGATGTCTTCGGTCTAAATGCTGTTTATGAAAAGCAAGTTGAAAACATAATACCAGGATTGCAACTAGACATTCCTGCACTTCTTTATGGTTATTATGGTGGAGGAAATCCTACCCCAACTACTTTTGCGTGTACTATAGACCGTTTAGATCTTTCTACAGAAACCAGAGCAACACCAGGAACTTATCAATTATCTCAAGCAAGATCCGAAATTGCATCAGTATCAAACGATAATTATGGTTATTTTGCTGGAGGAGAAACCCCTACACTTTCTTCTACTATAGATCGTTTAGATTTTTCAACAGAAACAGTATCAGTACCAACACCAAAATTATCTTTGGCTAAGGGAAACGTAGGAGCAGTATCAAACAATAATTATGGATATTTTGCTGGAGGAAATACTTCTCCCACTGCTTTTATCTCTACTATAGATCGTTTAGAGTTTTCCACAGAAGTTGTAACTTCTATAACTGATAAATTATCTTCAGGAAGAAGGGGTTCTGTGGGAGTTTTTAATAGTTCTTATGGTTACTTTGGTGGTGGATTTGCTCCTGGTCCTACTCTATTTTCCACTATAGATCGTCTAGACTTTTCTACAGAAACCAGAGCAACACCAGGAACTTATCAGTTATCTGAAGCAAAAGATCAAACTACATCGATTTCAAGTTCTTCTTATGGTTATTTTGCTAGTGGCAATATTCCAGGTGGTACATTTCGTTCTACAATAGACCGTTTAGATTTCACCACAGAAACCGTATCAGTACCAACACCTAAATTATCATCTGCAAAATGTGATATGGGTGCAGTAGGAAGCAGTTCTTATGGTTATTTTGGTGGCGGTCTTGTTCCTGGCGCCCCCCCTACTAGTATATGTACAATAGACCGTTTAGATTTCTCTACAGAAACAGTAACAACACCAACACCTAAGTTATCTGGTGTAAGAAATAGTATGGGCGGTATTCAGATCAACCGCAATCAAATTTTTAAAGGTTCTCCTAAGTACACTAATTGGCCCGAAAGTGCGACTACTGGTTATTTTGGTGGTGGTGCCGCTGGTGGAATTCCGGGTTTTTCTACTATAGACCGTCTAGATTTTTCAACAGAAACTGTAAGTACACCAACACCTAAGTTATCTCAAGCAAGACGAGAATTGGCAGCAGTCTCAAGTAGTTCTTATGGTTACTTTGGTGGTGGTGGTAATATTCCTACTTTTTTCTGCACCATAGACCGTCTAGATTTTTCAACAGAAACAGTATCAGTACCAACACCTAAGTTATCTCAAGCAAGATACGGTTTAGCAGCAACCTCAAGTAGTTCTTATGGTTACTTTGGTGGTGGTTTTCTTCCTGGTAATGCTTCCACAATAGACCGTCTAGATTTCTCCACAGAAACAGTATCAGTACCCACACCTAAGTTATCTGCAGGAAGAACTGATTTAGCAGCAACCTCAAGTAATTCTTATGGTTATTTTGGTGGTGGTTCTACTGGTATTTATGTTTGCACAATAGAACGTCTGGATTTCTCAACAGAAACAGTATCAGTACCAACACCTAAGTTATCTCAAGATAGAGGTCAATTTGCAGCAGTATCCGGAGGCATCGGAACCCGAAGAGTTGGTTCTGCGACTTATGGTTATTGGGGTGGTGGTAATGCTGGTGCTGCTGTCTCTACCATAGACCGTCTAGATTTCTCCACAGAAACCGTCACAGTACCAACATCTAAGTTATCTCAAGCAAGAATCAATTTAACAGCAACCTCAAGTATCTCATATGGTTACTTTGGTGGTGGTGGTACTCCTACTCTTGTTTGTACCATAGACCGTTTAGATTTCTCAACAGAAACAGTATCAGTACCAGCATCTAGTTTATCTCAAGCAAAAAATGGAGTAAGAGGAACTTCAAGTAGTTCTTATGGTTACTTTGGTGCAGGAAATACCACCCCTGGTGCTGTCTGTACCATAGACCGTTTAGATTTCTCAACAGAAACAGTATCAGTACCAACACCTAATTTATCTCAAAGAAAGACTACAATATCAGCAACCTCAAGTAGTTCTTATTGTTACTTTGGTGGTGGTTATTTTTCTCCTGGTAATTTTTACTCCACCATAGACCGTCTGGATTTCACAACAGAAACAGTATCAGTACCTACACCTAAGTTATCTCAAGGAAGACAAAATTTAACAGCAGTCTCAAACAGTTCTTATGGTTACTTTGGTGGTGGTAATATTGCTGGACCTACTCAAGTTTCCACCATAGATCGTCTAGATTTCTCTACAGAAACAGTATCAGTACCGACACCTAAGTTATCTCAAGCAAGAAATGCTTTAGCAGCAACCTCAAGTAGTTCTTATGGATACTTTGGTGGTGGTCTTAATCCCACTCCTGCCGTTGTTTCCACCATAGACCGTCTAGATTTCTCAACAGAAACTGTTACAGTTCCATCACAAAAACTTACACAAGCAAGAAGTAATTTAGCAGCAGTCTCAAACGCAAACTAATATGATGAAAACTTTTTATTTTATGTCTGGACTTCCACGTTCAGGTTCGACTTTATTAACAGCACTACTCAATCAAAATCCAGAGATACACGCATCCACAAACTCTCCTCTTCTGGATACAATTCACTATACAGAAGAATACCTCTTATATAATTCAGAGCAATATAAGGCAAATCCAAAACCAGAGTGTGCTCATAAGGTCTTATCGTCTATACCTCATAACTATTACTTTAATACACAAGAACTGATTATTATTGATAAGTCAAGAGGTTGGGTCAATCAAATTCAACACATTAAGGACTACATTACACCAGAACCAAAGATTATCTGTATGGTAAGAAGCATACAAGATATTATGGTTTCTTTTCTTTCATTAATACAGAAGAGCAAATCACTTTCTTTTATCGATCAAGCACTTCGGAGTAACAACTTAGAACTCACGAATGATAATCGTTGTGAGTATCTAATGTCTCCTCAAGGTATTATAGGTCAATCATATCACGCACTTGCAGAAGCATTTCGTAAGGGGCACCAAAGACATCTGTTATTTGTAGAGTATGAAGACCTAATTCAAAATCCACAAAGAGAACTCAATCGTATTCATACATTTCTGAACATACCATTTTATTCTTATGATTTCTCAAATGTAAAATCAAAAGAAAATGAAAATGATGTTGTTTATGGTCTTGAAAATATGCATACAGTCAGAAATAAGGTAGAAAAAATTAATCGAGATAATTCAAAGTATCTTAGTAAGTATATAACAGATAAATATAAAGAAATGGAGTTCTGGCGTCAGACAACTCCAAAGTATTCTATATTTGGAATCTAATGTCTGGTATATTTTCACTCAGAGAAGTAAGAACAGAACAACTCGCAAATATTAACGAAGGACTTAGTTTAGATATTCCTGGACTACTTTATGGTTACTTTGGTGGTGGTGAAAATGTTCTCGCTACTAATGTTTCTACTATAGATCGTCTAGACTTCTCTACAGAAACTATAGCATCTCCCGTAATACCAGCTAAATTGTCTTCAGCAAAAAATAGTTTAACAGGATCTTCAAGTAGTTCTTATGGATACTTTGGTGGTGGTGGTACTCCTCCTTTCTTTTCCACCATAGACCGTCTAGATTTTTCTACAGAAACAGTATCAGTACCAACACCTAAGTTATCTCAAGCAAGAGGTGGATTAACAGCAGTCTCAAGTAGTTCTTATGGTTACTTTGGTGGTGGTTTTACTCCCACTCCATCCTTTTTTTCTACTATAGATCGTTTAGATTTCTCTACAGAAACAGTAACAACGCCAACACCAAAATTGTCTTTAGAAAAAGGTAGATTAACAGGAACCTCAAGTAGTTCTTATGGTTACTTTGGTGGTGGTACTACTGGATCTGCATTATCTACCATAGACCGTCTAGATTTCTCTACTGAAACAGTATCAGTACCGACACCTAAGTTATCTCAAGCAAGAAATTCTTTTAAAGCAATTTCAAGTAATTCTTATGGTTACTTTGGTGGTGGTTATATTGGTGGATCTGTATTATCTACCATAGACCGTCTAGATTTTTCAACAGAAACAGTATCAGTACCAACACCTAAGTTATCTCAAGCAAGATCTAGATTAACAGGAACTTTAAGTAATTCTTATGGTTACTTTGGTGGTGGTTATAATAATATAGGAAGTGTTCAATATTCTACAATAGATCGTGTAGATTTCTCTACAGAAACAGTAACAACACCAACACCTAAGTTATCTCAAGCAAAATCTGCTTTAACAGCAGTTGAAATAAACCGCAACCCAATATTCAAAGGTTCTCCAAAGTTCACTTCTTGGCCCGAGAGTGCTACTACTGGTTATTATGGTGGTGGTTATATTCCTACACCAACACGTTATTCGACCATAGATCGTTTAGATTTCTCAACAGAAACAGTATCAGTACCCACACCTAAATTATCTCAAGCAAGAGGAAATATAGGAGCAGTATCAAGTAGTTCTTATGGTTATTTTGGTGGTGGTAGTACTCCTACTCTTGTTTGTACTATAGATCGTTTAGATTTCTCAACAGAAACTGTAAGTACACCAACACCTAAGTTATCTCAAGCAAGACAACAATTAGCAGCAGTCTCAAGTAGTTCTTATGGTTATTTTGGTGGTGGTGGTACTCCTCCTTTCTTTTCCACCATAGACCGTCTAGATTTTTCTACAGAAACAGTATCAGTACCAACACCTAAATTATCTCAATCAAGAGGATTTTTAGCAGCAGCCTCAAGCAGTTCTTATGGTTACTTTGGTGGTGGTCTTATTCCTACTCTTGTTTGTACTATAGACCGTTTAGATTTCTCCACAGAAACCGTATCAGTACCAACACCTAAATTATCTCAAGCAAGATACGGTTTAGCAGCAGCCTCAAGCAGTTCTTATGGTTACTTTGGTGGTGGTGTTATTTCTACTCCTAGTTTTGTCTGCACCATAGATCGTTTAGATTTCTCAACAGAAACCGTATCAATACCAACACCTAAGTTATCTCAAGCAAGACTAGCATTAGCAGCAGTATCAGGAGGAATCGGAACCCGCAGAGTTGGTTCTGCAACTTATGGTTATTGGGGTGGTGGTAGTGGAACAAGTAATACTCCTGTTTATTCTACTATAGATCGTTTAGATTTCTCTACAGAAACAGTAACAACGCCAACACCTAAGTTATCTCAAGCAAACTATGGATTTGCAGCAACCTCAAGTAGTTCTTATGGATACTTTGGTGGTGGTTATTTAAATTCCACTCCCACAACTTACTCAACCATAGACCGTTTAGATTTCTCTACAGAAACTACATCAGTACCAACACCTAAGTTATCAATATCAAGAACAGCATTATCTGCAACCTCAAGTAGTTCTTATGGTTACTTTGGTGGTGGAGCAATAAAAAATATTTCAACACCTGCATATTGTACTATAGATCGTTTAGATTTCTCAACAGAAACCGTATCAGTACCAACACCTAAGTTATCTCAAGCAAGATTCGGTTTAGCAGCAGTCTCAAGTAATTCTTATGGTTATTTTGGTGGCGGTAATACCTCTTCTTTTGTTTCTACCATAGACCGTTTAGATTTCTCTACAGAAACAGTATCAACACCAACACCTAAGTTATCTCAAGCAAGAGATGGTTTAACAGCAGTCTCAAACAGTTCTTATGGTTACTTTGGTGGTGGTGTTAATGTAACTCCAATTCAAGTTTGCACCATAGATCGTTTAGATTTTTCAACAGAAACTGTATCAACACCAACACCTAAGTTATCTCAAGCAAGAGATAACTTAGCAGCATCCTCAACTAGTTCTTATGGATACTTTGGTGGTGGTGGTACTGATGGAAAATTCTCTACTATAGATCGTTTAGATTTCTCTACAGAAACTGTTACTGTTCCATCACAAAAACTTACTTTTATAAGAGGATATGTAGCAGCAGTCTCAAACGCAAACTAAATAAAACACCTAGATCATTAGTCCTATGAATGATTTGCTATCTAATATTTTAATTCAACCTAAAGTTGTCACAAAAGAAAATTGTAAATATCTGATTGACTTTGCAAACTCTGCCGAACAAGAGCAGATGGGAGTCTTTGATCCTGATAAAACTAATCTCACAAAACAATCAGAACATAAGGTAGATAAAACATCAAGAGATGTTAAATGTGCTGATATCACTCCAATTCTTCCTCAAGTTCACGACTTGATGGCAAACATTATTGATCACGTTATCAATCCTTTTTATAACTTTAAGATTCGTGATAGTGAAATGCCACAACTTCTTTATTATCAAAAAGGAGGGCACTATAAACCTCACTATGATGCAGAAGCACTTTGGACAAATCCTGATGGAACAACTATGTGGAAAAAGAGTGTAGATCGTGATCTTTCTACAGTTCTTTTTTTAAATGATGATTTTGAAGGTGGTTATTTTTCTTTTCCGGATTTAAGAATTAAGATCAAACCAGAACCAGGGCTTCTTGTTTGTTTTCCATCCTCCAGATACTATAAACATTGTGTAGAACCAGTTATTTCGGGACATCGTTATACACTTGTAACCTGGATGCGAGTGCAGGGATTTAAGACAAAAGAAGAACAAGATAGAGAGATTGAAAAGAAATATGGAATCAAGGTTCCATAAATAACAAGAAAGTATTTTAGAACATAACAATGACTCAACTTGTAAAACATTACTTGGTTGATAGGGACAATACAAGCGTTTTTGCAACAACTCTTGAGCAATTCTCAAGACCTATGTTTGGAACGATGAGTCCAAATATTGAGGGTCTTGAAGGAGTTTATACTCTGACTGATGCAAATGGAATTCAATATTTTCTTGCAAACTGCCCAGATACAACTACTATTAATGAAGTAGAAGGTTTAGAAGTTCTTACTCAATCAGAATGGGATGCAGAGATTGCTGCTTATGATGCAAGACAAGAAGCAAAACGTTGGGAATTTATTCGTAAATATAGAGATCAACTTCTTGCACAAACAGATTGGATTGTAATCAAAGCAAAAGAGCAAGGAACTAATCTTGCTACTGATTTTAAAGATTGGAGACAATCTCTCCGCGATCTTCCTGCTTCTGCAACTTTTCCACTTGAACTTCCTTCTGCACCTAATGGAGTATCAGTAGATCAATCAATATATAATGCTTATGTTGCAGAACTGAGAAGTATTCCTATGATTAACGACCCATTGCCACCTGTATAGTAGGTTGAGTCATATTCAATAATTGATAACACTTATCACTGCGGTCAAATGCATAATCTGCATATTGACCCCCTTTTCTTACAAAGTGTAAAAATAACTGCATAAAACGATCATTTTTGTGAGTTCTTAAAGGACTTCTCCAGTGCTCTACTTCAGTTCCAAGATAAGCAACTCCGTGTCCTACAGGTGTTACAACTGCACGATTTTTTCCCGTCTTATCTTTGAGTTTGATAGGCCAAGCAGCATCACCACAAATATTCATAGTGACTGATATTTCACAAGAAGGGCGATCAGTATGACAGTTCATCCATCCACCTTTATGATAAGTTGTAGAGAACCAATAAGTAGGTAAAAGTTCTTCTCCAACTAATTTCTCAAGAATTGGTTTGACTCTCCACATAATATAAGTACAAGTTGGTGGAGCATAACAAGTTAATACTTTTCCTCTTTCTGGATCCCAATGACCTTTAAGATTTCCAAGTTCTCTTACTGCACCACATAAATTTTTATATTTAAT